TTTCTGTCTCGCTAGAAGCGGTAGACATAGTTTCGAGCATTGCGACGGGAGAGGTTGTGGTTAGTTACGCAACCGTCTTTTTGTCACAGAGCGACATACGCCGGATATCTCAATGACAACCTACGACATGGGCAGGGAAATTGGGAGACAAATTCGATGCAGCGCCAGAAAGCGGAAGATGCAAAGGGGAAGACACAAACATGTGGTTCCCGATATTCAGCAAGTCTCCGAGCAAACAAGAGCGAATTGAGATAAACAAACAAACAGCTACAGCGAAAGCAATATGTGCTATTTGCAGTCAGGCAACGCACTGTCTCGAATATTCGCTTCGACATGAACCGCTAGGCATATGGGGAGGCTTCACTGAACTTGAAAGAGCGAAGATGAGAGCGTCTCGCGGCATAACTTTGTCTCGTGATGCAAGGATATTTTTCCCAGGAGTTGGCCTAAGAAATGCCAATGGCGTGAACTCCAGTTATAGAGCAAAGATAGATATTGATTGATGGCTAGCGCTAAACATAAACACACGCAAACACTTCTTGACAGGCTCGTCAGCGTAAGGCCAACCTCAACTGGATGGGAAGCATCTTGTCCGTGCAGGGATGACGACAGAAATCCATCCCTTTCCGTAGCAGAGGGCGACGATGGGAAGGTCCTTCTTCATTGTCATCGCGGGAACGGGTGCGATGTTGACAAAATATGCTCTTCTGTTGGGCTGACCACATCCGACCTGTGGCCTCCAAAAGAACCAGAGCCAGCAAAAGAGAAGGACAAGCTTACTTTTGTAAAGGCATACGACTATGTAGACGAGAATGGCGAACTGCTCTTTCAGAAAGTTAGATACGTAAACCAATATGGAGTAAAGACATTCAGGCAGCGCAAGCCGACAGGCAGGGGAGAATGGACATATTCCCTGGGCGACACCCCAAAGGTTCTCTACAATCTCCCTGCGGTACTCAAGGCTGTCAAGGATGGTGTTCCAATTTGGGTTGTAGAAGGCGAAAAAGACGCAGACACACTCACCGAAATGGGGGCGATAGCCACTACTGCTCCTGGCGGAGCTGGAAAATGGCTGGAGATACACACAGCATCTCTGTCTGGAGCAACTATTGACATAATTGCCGATAACGACACACCAGGGAAAGAACATGCTGCTCTAGTTTTTTCTGAATTGGAGAAGGCTGGCTGCGATGTTCAGGTTTGGGTTTGCCCAGATGTGAAAGACATTACCGACCACATTCAGTCAGGCAAAGGAATAGACGACTTAACATTTTTTGACGTATCTACAGTTGAAAACACAAAAGCGCCAGAAGAACCAGCCCAAGAAGAACAAGCCAGCGATGGCGATGTGGTTCTCTCCAAAATATCCACGCTTCTAGATAGGAGCGACCTAACTGTAGAGCAAAAACTAGTTAAGGTATCTAACGCCCTTCATTCGTATTCATCTACAGAACTAACAATGGACAATGGTCGGTTGGTTAATTGGGAAGAGTTCTTAAAAGAGTCTTCTAGCGACAATTATGACTGGGTAATTCCGTGGTTGCTTGAGAAGTCGGAAAGAGTGATAGTTGTTGCTGCCGAAGGTGTTGGCAAGACAATGCTTGCAAGGCAAGTGGCGATACTCGCAGCAACCGGGATGCATCCATTCACATATCAAAGAATTAGCCCTGTAAAGACTTTGACCGTAGACCTAGAAAACCCAGAAAAAATCATTAGAAGAACTTCACGTTCTATACAAGCACAGGCTCTTAGTTACGGGTTCGAAAAAAAATCGTTGGCTGAACTTTTCACCAAACCGTCTGGCCTCGACCTTCTGAAGGTAGGCGACAGAATCCTGCTTGAGGAACAGATAGAGAAAACACAGCCGCAAATACTTGTGATGGGTCCTCTTTACAAATCTTTTGTCGACCCAGGCGGGAGGACTTCGGAAGCTATAGCCGTAGAAGTGGCCAAATACCTTGACTACATCAGAACAACCTATGGTTGTGCCTTATGGCTGGAGCACCACGCCCCACTTGGGCAGACAATGTCCACAAGAGACCTGAGACCATTTGGTTCTGCCGTCTGGTCTCGTTGGCCAGAGTTCGGAATATCGCTTCAACCCGATTTTGGAGCTTCCACTCCCTATACCTACGATGTTCGCCACTTTCGTGGTGCAAGAGATGAGCGCCCTTGGCCTACTAAGATAAAGAGAGGGAAAAGATTCCCATTCGAGGTAATCGAATTCTCTGGAAGTTCGACTTAGTAGGAATTATGGCAGACGACAGAAACAAACCGATATCGCGGGAATTTCTAAGCGAGCGTGACGCAAGAATATTCAAGATGCGTCAAGCGGGGACCTCGACATCGGAAATAGCAAGACGATTTGGTGTAACGACTAAGGCTGTATCTAAAGCTATTCAGCGTCAGCTGGAAAAGATGAACCAAGAGACCATGATGGCCTACCCAGAGGTCCTCAGGATGGAGCTAGAGCGCCTGGACAGCCTCCAGCAGGCCATATGGCCCATGACACAGCACCGAAAGGTGAAAATGGACGACGGCTCCGAGATGCCCGTTGAGCCAGACCTGAAGGCGATACAGCAGGTTCTCTCCATCATGGACAGAAGAACGAAGCTTCTCGGTATGGACCACATAAATCTAAACGTTCAGATGGACATGAACCAGATGAATTCCGACCCAATCAAGGTCTCCCTCGCTGGTGCAATACAGAATGAAGAGAGCGAGAAATTCGACCCAGAGTCAGAAGCAAAGAAGCTGCTTGAACTCATGGGTGCCTCCGGGATACTTCCTCCGGCTATGGTTAAGAAGCTGCTTGACGGAGATGGCGACGTCATCGATGCAGACATAGTCGAAGATGAAGAAATGATGGTCGAGGATGAGCAATAAGGACTCTATGCGTAAAGCAATGGACAAAGTTGTAGAAGAAATGCCCAATCTCTCCGTTTCCCCTATGCCCAAAGATGACGAAGGGCCTATAGACAAACAAGTCCTAATTCGCGTTACGGAAATTGACAGAGAGAAGTGGAAAAAAGCCGCTGAAGTAAGTGGCGTGAACTTGTCCACATGGATTAGGCACGTCTTGAATGAAGCAGCCACCGACCTGCTTGAATGCCGTCACCCGATAAATAGGCGGAAATATTACCCGTGGGCCGAATTCTGCCTTGAATGCGGAGTGAGACTCTCCAACACATAGCCTTACGCTGGGCACCTGTAATTAAAAGTACAATACAGATGTTATGGAAAAAGAAAATTCCGGCTTCCCACGTCGACGCGGCATGTTCTCTGTCGACCCTGATGCTCCAAGACGAAAAATAACCGGCAAAAGAATGCCTGGAGCCAATATCGAGAGAAAATCGATTGCTCCAGAGGCTGTCAAGGCTGCTGAGCTAAAACAAATTAAACAGATTGATAAAAAAACTACATTGTTAAACGGTGGTAGGTCAATGTATTTCGGGATGACGCCAGCAGAAATATCAAAATCCTGTGTCCCTGGCTCCCGTGAAGAACAGTTCAAGTCAATGTCAACTATGAACTCGCTCGATAAATCTAGTAAGGATATTGTTGAGCCATTTAAGAAGAGGTTCGACAAGTGGGCCGAAGACAAAGGGAACGACGTTGATTTTTCTGGAACGTCGACCACCCGTCTCAGGCTCGCCGTAGAAAGAGCCCTGCTTGAATCAAGAGACTTTTTAAATGCTGTGCATAAGTTCGGGATGCCTTCGTTGGTCGTAAGGTCTGAGTCAGCAGAAAAAAGCCTAATGAGCCGCGGGTTTATTAAGGAACACATGGAGTCGGATGAAAACATCTCTCCCGACGATGACTTCGTACACTCGATATACGACCCATTCGGCAATGAAATTAGTTTTTCCCCTAGGGCGTTTATACCACGAGAAACGCCAGACGGCTCCCCAGAAAGCGGCGACATTCAAATAGACTCATCATTCTCTGGGTACTTGCGCCACGAGTGGGGTCACTATCTTCATTTGTCGGTTCTTAACGACTCGGAAAGGTCTGTTGGGATTGGTTCAGTTGCCAACAAAGAAAAATCAAGACTTTTGGAAATAGCAGAAAAATACTGCTCCAACCAACCGCTATCGAAATGGCGCTCTACCCCATTCGGAGAAACTCCAGATACACCTAGAGCCATATCTCAGCTTTCTCATGAAAGTCTTTTGGAAATGTTTGCAGAAGGCATATCTGCATATCTACACCCGGATAAAGAAGTAGGACGTAAATCTATAAATTCAGTCCTAAGAAAAGATATAGAAGCAATTCTCAATGTTATTCCAGATGAATTGGAACAGCGGGAGTGACTATGCCTCGCTTCGATGACGATGAAGAGCTCTACGAGCAATACCAGCGTTATGCGCAGAGTGTGCAGGGCACGCCGGACGACTACGACACATGGCTGGAGTCTTCTTACGGTGGGACGAAACGTAGACGTTCCAAAAAAAACAAACCAGGACGATTCGACAGAGACGGTTACTAATCATGTCAACTATTT